TGGTGATAACAAGACCGTCTGCAAACGGAACTTGGATTTGCGTAATGCCAACTGTATTCGGTATGATATAAATCCTCAATCCCGTCAAAGAATTGGTGTTGGAAGAATCGTAAACGGTTCCGGTTGTGGTTCCTGCAACAATAACGGAAATGTTGGCCAACCAACCTTTGCCAATTTTCACTTGTTGAGTTGTTGCCGCCGCAATTTCTTTTGTGTTGTTTGTTCCCGCCAGCTTTGCCAACGTGCTTGTGTATTCATTGATCGCAATGACGCCGTTTTTCTGAGTTGTGAGAATATCGTCAAGACTTGCCATCAGAATTTCCCATCAAGTTGAGCGCGGTAGCGCAATGCGCCAATACGGAAAAAAGTTCCATTTTGAGCAACGCCAGATTCATTCGCCGTGGAGCATGAAATACGCAACAAACGGTTTCGAATTCGAACGCTTAAATATTGAGTCTGCTGATTCATGGTGTACGGGCCATATTGAATTGGCGTGTCTCCTGGATAATCCGCACCATAAAAAGTCAAATACATTGTTGCAGTTGGTGTTGAACCAGAGGTTGTTTGCCATTTAAAATCGGGCCAAACTTGATCAATAAAAATTAAATTGTCCGCATCGTTCAACTGCATGTAGCCTGTTAAAAACGATGACACCATTGGTGAAAAACCAGCATCATATCCAATTTCATGTTGCCAAATGTAGCCATCATTGTCTGCGCCGATCGGTGGGCCAAGAACTGATTGATCACACCAAGCAACTCGATCCAACGTGCCGTAATCCCAAGCCTGAGTTGTTGTGTTATATTTGACGTAGGAATCATTGTAGGTTGAATTCGCGGAAGGGTAATACCACGTTACCTCATCAAAAATCGAATTCGTCGCACAACGAATCAAATTTGTATATGGATTGTTGTTTGCGTCATATCCCAAATTTAAATTTTGGAATATTTGATCCCAAACAGGACAAGCCATGTCTTGCGGACCACCGTCGGACAAAACGTTGAATCCTCCAGGAGACATCCAGTATGTCGCTCTGCCAAGGATGCCAACCGCTTTTTTTGCGATTAGACCAACGCCGTCTGCGAGCTTGTTGAACCCAAACACGTTTGGATAGCCAACATATTGCATTGCCCAAACAGCCAAATCTGTCCAAATCAAAGCCTGTTGCGAAGCTTGAATTCCGCCAACAATCATGCTTCCTTCCGCAATTCGAAATTGACCAGCTTGATTATTCGCAGAGGCTTGCCAAACAGTTGCATCTCCGGCATCTGACCAACGGATCAATAATGGGTCCTGAATGCCTGTCGCTGTTGACCCATAAGCAACAATTTGTCGAGAAGGCATTGCGATGAAATGACCTGTGTTGGTCATTGGCGCAGTTTCCAACAAAAACATTGTTGATGTATTTTGGCTTGGCGACCAATAATAAATTGGGCCGTTTTGCGAATTTGCAGTGAGGATTTCGCCGAAGTTGTTAATCACCCAATCCGTTGTCGTAAGGGTTGGAGCAGAAGGGAAAACTAAAGGCTCTCCAAGGCCGTATCCGCCGCCGCCATAGCCTGACGTGTTAATTCCGTAACCTCCCGCCGCATAAGCAGAAGGAATATTAAAATAATATTCATAATGTGCGCTTCCGTTATTCATCGAAAATACGGTGCCGCTACTTGCCGCAGAAGAAGTAGTTATTTGATACTGAGTTGAGCTGATGTAAGTGGTAAAATAATTGCCAAAAATCGTCAGTCCAGAAGCTGTCGTTGATACTAAAAAAGTCGCAGTAAAACCATCTTGATAAGGATGATTGGCTGACGTAACAATTACCGTTGAAGTTCCATCTGTTGGGTCAAAAGATGGAATCTCCGCAGTCGCGGAAGTTGAAGTTGCAACCGTTCCAACATCAATCGTATAAATGTTGTAATACGAGCTGGATGTATAAGAAGTGACTTGGTACACCCCTGTTATATATAAATTGGCAATACTGATCGGAGTTTGAACCCAAACTGAAAATCCACTGCGAATTTGATCCGGAGCATACATCGTTCCGGAACCAGTGGAAGTCGTGTTAACGTTTGCGGTTCCCGTTGCTGTCGTTGAAAGATTAAACGTTGTGTCCGTCAAAGGCACAACATAATAAAATGTTCCTGGCGTAATTCCTGTCGGGAGACTCGCGCCGCTGAATACGACTTTTGTTCCTGCGGTTGGGGTCGTCGCCACCGTAACAACTGTTGGCAAAGCGTTTGTGAATGTTGATGATTGAATTCCAAAACCTGTATCATAAATCGTTACAATCGAAGAGCCGCTTGTTGTGGATGCAAAAGGAACTGTTACGGTATGTATTCCGCTTTGAGTTCCTGACGCTGTGCTTACAGCAGAACCACCAGGAATTGTTGATATTTGAAACGTGGATGCTCCCGCATTAATAACGTAATAAACTACACCTGACGTAATATTTGCTGGCAATGCGCCTGTTGTTGTAAATGTGACAGGAGTTCCATTTATTGGAACGGTTGTTGCCGGAGTAATAACCGCAGGATTTGCAAGTGTTATTGTCGTCGTTTGACTGCTTGGCGAATCATCCGAAAAAGTTGATTCTGGGGTAATAAAAAACTGATTCCCTGCCGTGTTCGTATTATTATCATATTCAATGTACGAAAGGCTATCGCTTGCCCCGACCGCAAGACGTTTAATCGTGTTCAAATCTTCCCAAGGATGAAGCTCATTTATTGTTGGAGTTATGGCGGTTGTCCATTGAACCCAACCGCCTAATTTTTGAATGAGGCCCATGCCTGATCGATCTGGAACAAAACGAATAAGCTGAGATTCTGAAAACGCCGCCTCATTCAAGGCAGGTGTCTTGTATGTATCAATACCAGGAATCAGCTTCATCATTGCGTGAGGCATGGGAGGTTACCTCGTTGGTGAAGCGACAGGGGATGGTGAGTAGGCTGTCCAAGCCGCCGCCTCGAACTTCTTGCGGTTCTCTTCGATCAATGCGCTCGCCTTGAGGGCTTGATATTGGCTTTCGTAGCTTTGCGCCATTTGAGGATCGTCGGACTGACGGCCAAAATTGCGCTGATAAGCAGAGATATAAATCATTGAAGCCATGATAAATAAATCCGGCAAATAAACGCTGATAAATGTTGTTGAGTTTGCGGCAGATAAAGGCGTCGATCGAACCGTTCCCGTCAACCGAACAGAATATGCAGAGTCCGGCGTTGGGCCAACAATTATGTTTTGCGATGTTTTGCCAGTCGTCGCAGAGTCACCGCCATAAACTGCAAAGTATTTTGGCAAACCGTTGGTTGATCCGCTGCCATACACATTTTGAATATATTCTTTTCCAATTGCCAAAAGCGGAGTTGAATTACTCGACCCGTCGATAACTTCAAACGTTTGCAAAGAAACAAATGAAGACGTTGGAATCGTCAACGTGTTGCTGCTCGCAGTGAATGAATAGGACGAATTGCTGATCTGTGTCGAAAGAAAATCCAAATCGCGTTGCATTCGCAATTCGGCGTAATCAATCATAGACGGGACAATGGTAAGGTAATTTACGTCGGTCGATTGCACGACCGCCATCGTGGCGATTTGTTCAACGTAGGTTGAGTATGTTAATCCGACCATGTCAGCCTACCATGTTGAAAGCGGTCTTTTCGACTTCGGCCACGCGACGACCCCATCCTTTGCCGAATGTACCCCATGTTGGCAATGCTTGCAAGAAAGCCAACCGATCCTCGCAGATCTTGGACGCCAGTTCACGCGGGTTCATTTTCGCTACAGCGGCAAGTGTAGCAGGGCCGATAGCCCCATCAGCAACCACACCACAAGCATTTTGAAGAAACTTGGAGGCGCGAGTAGGACCGCTATTAATAGCCAAATCAAAAGTAGCAAAATCCACACCATGCGGGAGGTCATCGCAGCGGCACTTGTCCCAGTACTTTGCTTTGTAGAGCGGGGCGACATTAGCGACTGTGAGGGCTTTAATGTCATCTTTGGTTACCTCATGGCCGACCCATTCTTCCCAAACTTTTTTGGTGCAACCGAGATTTGTTGCTCCTCCTGGGTCTTTGGGGTGATCAACGTATCCCCCTTCCGATTTCAAAACATGGGCGAGTGATTCTTCAAAATTGTCTTTCATGGCTCATTCTTTCGGTGTCGAGTTATAGATCATCTGGTCTTTCTTCTGAGAACCGGATGAAGACCCAAAGTAGAATGCAATGATGCCACCCCAAGCCGTCTGTAGCGCACCAAGCAACAACAACAATGCCTCATTGCCTGTTGTCGGTAGGCCATAGACAAGCATGTAAATCAGGATGGCAAAGAATCCAACGGTTACTGACACCGCCAAAAGTCTTGGAATCCAATCGCGGGTCTCTGTTTGCATTGACCGAGCCGACTTGCGATCGTCCACCGCAATGCGCTCGAGATCAATATCAAGGCTCTTCATTCGGACTTTGAAGTCGGCGTCAATTTTTTTGACAGACGCAAGTTGCTCAGGCGAGGCAGTAAGCAAGGACGCTCGTATATCGTCCTCCGACCCGTCCTCATTGCCGAGCAGTGCCATAGACAGTGCCTTCGTTGCCATACCCGCCAAAGGACCGCCCAAGGCAGTTGCCAAGGTTGGAGCGACTGAGCCAAGTAACCCCCCGAAATTTTTAAGCAGATCCATCGTCCTTACCTCCTGATTTAGAGCCTAACATGATACCCGACAGCGTACCTGTCAGGAAGGTTGCGATCGGCGCAATCAACTTAAAAAACTCTTGGTCGTTTGGTGCTTGTCCGTCAATTGGCTGAACGACAAAAATCAGGCTGTAAAGTACTGCAAAGACGGTTCCGGTTAAGGTCAGGCACAAGCTGATGCCAATGATGAACTGAAGCAAGGCGTGGAGTTCGTCTTCCTTGATCCTCATCGTGCTACGGCTCCGCAAGGGTTTCTTTTGAGGGTATCTGCGGAACAGGTTCCAGAGGCGGTGCAAATGGGCGGATTGCACTCCGGCGCGTCCCAGTTCTTCGGATCTTGGCACGGGTAGCGGTAGTGGTCTTCGCACCCTGACAGAACCAAAAATGCAATTGCCATCAGGTATCTCATTTGTGCGCCGTCAGATAGACGAAGAGTGCAAGCCCAAGAGCCATAACGATAACGCCCAAGAACATCCATGCGCCCAAGATCAGTTCAGCTTGGCGTTCCTCGGCTTCCTTCTGCGCGGCGGCGGCCTGACGCACGGCCTCCTTACGCATTTCCGTCACTTCCTTCTGAATGGAAGTCCAGGCTGCCAGCCCGTAAGCCCCTACAAACAGGTTCTTGGTGTCCAACTGAAGCTGTTGCGCCTTGGCCCGCAAAGCGTACAGCTTGATTGCTTCAGCCTCGTATTCTGCTTGGCTTTGGAAAAATTTCTTTTTTTGCCCAGAGGTTAACTGCGTGATCTGCGCGATCCTCGCAAACAGGCTTCCCACGCGCTCCGCAACGTCGATGGCTTCGTGGCCAGCGTCGGTCGCTGACTTTATTCCATTATAGAGGGCCGTTGCGCCAGCGAGGAGCGTAAAAGGATCCATTATGTTCCAGCCCTCAGAACCACAATCGCCTGTACCCACTGTTGATTATAATTATTCCCGTCAATAATCGTGGTAAATGTGCCGTTAGATGTGACGTAAGCGGCAAACGTCTGAACGAAACTCATCGTTGTCGATGTGCTAATTGCAGTCATGTTTGTCGCGGTAGTCGCGCATGTGTTTGATGGGTTTGTCCTAAAACTCATGCCTAAAAGAACAATATCTCCAATTTTGCAGTTTGGAATTGAATAAGTGTAAGGCCAAGTTTGATGCCCTAATGCGCTTGAATAAAAAACCGTTGGTTGAGATCTGCCTCCAAGAATACGAAAATTTGAATAAACTTTAGAGCCACTTAAGGTTCCGGTCGCATTGATCAAAACGGTTTGCGTTGATGGAACAGAAAGATTAACTGCTCCAATTCCTATAGATTTATTTTCACCATTTGCATTATCATTCGCTCCTTGGCTTAAAAAACCAGTTGTTCCATTAAAAGTAACATTGGTAAAAACCATGTTATTTGAAGAAGTAACTACGCCAAAAGAAAAATAAGCAAAGTTCTCTTGCCCGTTCCAATTTGTGCCTACGGTTGCTTGATCGGTTGTATTAATAAATTCATAAATAAATCGCTTTGATTCTGCCCCAAACCCCCTTGCAGAACCAGCCCCAAACGTTGCAATAGTTGGCATCATTCGCTCCCATTAAGCAAAGCTGGCAACGTTTGCCAAAACCGTATAAGTTGGAGTTGTCGCAGTTTTCATAACCGTGAACGTGTAAACATTTTTGGAGCTTGCGGTTCCGGAAGTTGGAGCCACCCCACTTTGCCAAATTGTTGTTACGCCAGTCGCTGTCCCGTCAATCTGAACCGCTGAACAATAAGGGATCGGAACAGTCGCCGTCATCCCTGTGCTTGTGCTATAAGTTCCACCAACTGAAACAACCCAATTGACTCCAGAACCTGAAACGATCGTGCCAAGAGAAACTCCGGTTGACGTTATTGTTATGGCTGTTCCAACAGAAAACGACTGAGAAGTTGTTGTTGTCAAAGCAGTTCCTGCACAAGTTGCGTTGAATGTGCTTGTGGAGGCTGCGCCGCAATTTACAATATAAACACAGGTTACTAAATCCCCAACGCTCGACAGCAAACTTGACAATGAAATATTAGAGTTTCCGCGAATGTTAATCGCAAAATTTGATGTTGCCGCTGTCGTATTGTACCAAACGGATTGTGTTAATACGTTATAATCTGGAGTTGCTGTCCAAGTTGGTGCACTATAAGTTCCATTTTCAACAATATTGGTAAGTTTCACATCAGGAGTAACAGTCGCAGAAAAAGTAACTGTGTCGGTGGTGGTTATCTTATTATTTACGGATAACGGACCATTAATCGAAAACTCTCCGCTGACGGAAGAGAGGCTATTAAGAATGTTATCGTCAGCAAAATTTACCGTTGTTCCGTTGTAATAAACATACCCTTTTGTTGCGGGTTGGATAATAACACCAGAATTTGCGGCCCCACCATTTTTCTGAACTCTCAAAACATATTTTGCCGTCAACGTGGCATTTGAGCCTTCATATGGGGAAGTGCTTGTTGCTGTTTTTGCGGAGCCGCCATAAGTTTCGGAAAAAGAGCAAGTTGTCCCTGAACGACTTTGAACATAATATTCAACGCCTTCTGAAAATCCTCCAGGTAAAACGCCATTGGTTGAAAGAACAACAATCGTCCCTACCACTGGAGCCGAAGCTCCAAGAGTAAATGTTGAAGCTCCAGAAGCAGGAAATGCAGAAATTGAAATATCAGTTTGAGATTGGTTTGTCGTGATCCCATTTACGACAATCCAAGCACCGCCCATCGATCCTGATCCAGTAATATTGGCAGGAAGAGTTATTGTTGCATTGGCAGTCAAAGTGCCAGTTGCGGTTATTGTCAGTTGTTGTGCATCCCACCAATTAACACTTGAAACAGGAGCCGTTGAGCTTGTTAAATCAACCGTTGTCCCAAGCGCAATTGAAATAGGAAAAGATGAACCGCCCAACTGATCCAAGCCGTTCCAATTCAAATCAATTGGGACGTTCCAGTTGTTGTAACCAGCTGATGGAATCGAGAAATTTTTGTTTGAGGTGTATGTAATGGCCATGTTATTTATCCACCTTGTTATCGAGCTTATCGAAAATCTTGTTCAGCATGTTTTCAATGCGGTTCAAATGAACAGAAAGCTCGTCCTTCCGAACGTAGTTCGTTGGCATGTCAACTTTCATTTCATTGATCGTGGACGAGAGCTTTTGGATATCATTTACGAGACTGCGGTAAAAATACCCGATCACGCCGAACACCACAATCGCGGCAAGGTTTGCAATAAATTGAAGGTCAACGGTCATTCAACAATCTCCTCCGGCGCAACAACGCTCCAAGGATTTGGCAGAGTTACAGGGTGATAGAACCGATAAGCCAACGTCTGCTCGGCGGCGTTCTGGCGTTCCTGAACGCCCTCTGCGCCAAGGACGCCCTTCACCCAACCGACCACCTGTTCTTCCGTGAGGTCAGCGTAGGGAATGTATGCGGCATCTGGGTCAAGTTTCAAATTGACCATTCCCGCTACCGCTGCCGAGTATGTCCCGTCAGTCGCCTCGCATGAATAATTAACCTTCACGACAACGTCCGTCTGACCCTCGGCTTGAGGGTAGGATTCCATCGAATTAACCGTCCAGATGTATGAGATTGTCATGTTAGCTGACCCTGTAAAGTGTATAAGTCGCAGTTCCTGTTTTCCTTGCACGGAACCGAGCAAAACTGTTTGCAGTTGCGCCTGTTGCCATTGAACCGACAAGCGTCCAACCTGTTGCCGTCAAAAGCGTAATTGCAAATGCGGCAGTTGTAAAAACAACAAATTCAAAATTGTAGCCCGTGGCCGCATTGGTTAATTCAGTATCGAGCGCAGAAGCCAATGGAAGCGTGTAAGAAGCCGTTGCAGTTGGCGTTCCGACAATAAACCCAGAAGCAATTTGTGTTGATGTCAGAGTGACAGTGTTGGTTGCTGTTGATGTTGTGGACGCCATAACACCACCAAGACCAAAACTGTATCCGTTAAACAAATTATTGGCTGTGCTATTGCCATAAAAATTATAATTATTTGCAGCACTGTTAACGTTGCCATAAAATCCAATATTACTTGCTGCGCCCGACAAAGTGCTTGCGGCAACAAAACCATATTGATTGGTTACTGTTCCAGTTAAAGTTCCTTGGCTCGCACGATAGAGCGCAAGGGTTCCTAATGTTCCTGCTGAAACGTCAGGCGCAGAATTAAACGCATAAGCATTCGTCGTAACAACAGAAGCATCAATACTTCCAGAATATTCAACGCCGCGAGAAGTCGCATTGCCCGTCATAGTTTTAGATACGAGAACAACAACAGCGTTTGATCCAACTGTCGAACCGATCGTAATATTTTGATCCGTTCTGATACGCATAGCTTGAATTTGACTTCCCGTATAAAGGGAAATGTTGTCGGTTGTTCCTGCACCAGAAGTTGAATAAAACGAGAGCGATGAAGCTGCGCCAGTACCGCCGTAAACTGTTGGCACAGTTAAAGCGGTATTAAATAAAACTGTTCCCGTAACAGCCAAAGCATTTGCGCCAATGGTTGCTCCGCCGATTGCAACACTTGTCGCCGTCGCTACGCCAAGCGCAGGAGTGACAAGTGTTGGGCTTGTGGCAAGAACAACCGAGCCTGTTCCTGTTGCGGTGGAAAAATCCGTTAGACCCGCTTCCCAGCTTGCCGCAGTCGTACCGCTTGTGAGGATACAAGTTGCCATTGCGGTCGTGCCAGGGAGAACCGTGATAAGGAGGTTGCCGCCAGATGAATTAACCGTTAAATCGCCAGTGCCGTTGTTGACGATGTGAAACGTCCAACCCTGCCCCAATGTGCTTGTCACAGGCAATGTGATTGTTTGGGTGAGCGTTCCCGTAAAAAATTGAAAATATGTGCTTGTGTTGGTCAGGACGGTTGTGCCACCAGCAGTCGCGGTAGTTGTGAACGTCGTCAGGTTTGTCAGAGCGGCGTTGGCGGTCGTTGCTCCAGTGCCGCCGGAAGAGACAGCCAAAGGCGTGGATAGTGTTACTGCACCAGAAACACCAAACGTTCCCGTAACATCAAGCGTGTTTGTCGGAGCCACCAATGAACCAATTCGAGTGCTGCCAACAAATGCATTGTTTGCCGTACCAGAACCATAAAAATTCCAAGACCCAGTAGCAGCCGCAAGATCGCCTCTGAAACCAACATTTAAAGTCGTCGCGCCAACTAAAGCACTAGAAGCTGAAAATCCAAATTGATTGGTTACAGAACCTGTAAACGTACCCTGTGTTGCTCGGTAGTGCTGAAGGTTATTTAATGTTCCAGCTCCGACATCAGGCGCAGAGTTAAATGAATAAGCATTTGTGGTAACAACAGAAGCATCAATGCTACCATTGTATTCAATACCGCGAGAAGTTGAGTTCCCCGCCATAGTTTTACCAACGCCCAAAACAACTGAGGCAGAACCCACGGTCGAGCCAATAGTAACATTCTGGTCCGTTCTAATACGCATAGCCTGAACTTGGCTGCCCGTAAAGAATGAAATGTTGTCGGTCGTGCCGACGCCGCTTGTCGATTGCAACGTGAGGGATGAGGAAGCAGTCGTCCCTCCAATAAGAAGCGGCGTTGTCAGCGAGGTCGTCAGCGTTGGAGAGGCCGAATAAGAAGGGTTCCCCGCAACACCCCCTGAAACCAAAACAGAACCAGTCGCAACATCTGCGAGTTTTGCCAAAGTTGTTGTTGTGTCCGCATAAAGCAAATCGCCAATCGTGTAACTTGATTGACCCGTGCCGCCTGAAATTGCGGGAAGAGTCCCTGTCGTTAAAACGGACGTTGATGTCGCGTAAACTGCACCATTTGCGGTGAATGATGTTAAATTTGTCCCACCATTTGCGGTCGCAAGCGTTCCCGCAACCGTAACGAGGCCTTCCGTTGCCGTGTTTGGCGTCAGGCCAGTCGAGCCAAAACTGATGCTATTCACGCCAGCCGTGACGGGAATGTTTTCTTGCCAAGCCGGAATTGTCCCAGGGCTTGCAACGAGGATGTAATTTGAACCAGTCGGAGGGGTGATCGACTCAACAGGGTTTGTCCCGTCTCCGTACAAAACGCCGTAGTTATCAAACGTGTTGTTGCCTGTCCCACCAATAGAAACAGGGATTGGAGTAACGCCATTGCCGCCATTTGCAAGGCTTGCAATCTGGCCAGTCGTAATTGCTTTTGAGGTGCCGGATTGAACCCCAAGAAGTAGCTCTGTGCCGTCAAGTGAGGTCGATTGCGGAAGATTTGGGATGGTAATATTGGCCATGATTAAATCCCCGTCTGAGGTATTTGAGCGTAGTTGTATGGGAGGCCAACGAGCGCAGTTTTCACAAGCGTTGTTGACTGAAGCAAGCTGTCTGCCGCAATATCAACGTTTGCTTGATAAGAGAACTGCGTGGCAGAGCCCACCGTGACGCTGTAAAAACCATCTGCATTGTTGTTGGACAGCCCATTGACAGCGACTTGGTCGTTCGTCGCCAATCCGTGAGCTGAAGAAAAGGTCATGGTCACGGTGCGCGTCCCTGTCGATATAACGGACAACGGAGACAAAATCACTCCGTACTCAACGGTTCCATTTAACGGCATAATTGCGTTTTGATCAAGCCCTATTGGTGGACCGAGCACTTGAGTGTTCGGAAAAGTTCCGTCCTCGTTGATAATTTTCGTTGTTGTCGGGATTGGAATGCCCGTGAACGGATCGTAAACCGTTGCCTCCGAAATCGTAATGAAGTCGGTTTCCGCCGTAGCGTAATCTTGCGTGCGAGGGTTCTGGATTGGAACCGGATCCGCAGAAATAATGATCGCACGGAGTTGATTTTGCGGAGTGTCATTGCAAGAGTTGCAAACGAGAATCCGCTTGTTGATCAGGCTCGCGCCAGCGAAATCGAACTGCCATTGAAGCCGCGAATGATTGTACAAAAAACCGCAACGATCGCAAATCGCGAACGCTTGAGGGCTTCTCGACGATACTGATGCGCGGCCATGAGGTCTCACCTGAAATACCCTGAAATCATTGGAGAGATGTACTGCTGTGCTTGTTCGACGTTTTGCTCCGCCGCAACCGCATATGCCTCGTCCGCCAATGGCTTCAGCAACGTTGCCTTCTGCGGGTTCCAGATGATGGCGAGCCGTTGCGCGAGGGCGTAGGCATATGCCTCCATCCACAAATAGGGGATCTCGACCGTCTGGCCGTCTGTCAATGCGCTGTCCTGAATTTGACGAACGCAATAATACTTCAAGTTTTGTGCGCTCGTGCCGTCCGGAACAGGCCAAATGGTGACGGAAGGACCAGCCGATCCAGTCGAACGGTTTGCCGAGATCAACCGATCAAACCAATAAGTCGTCGGGAAACCTTGCTGTTCTTTGTTTGGGTAAGACGCATATTCGCTGCGGCTGACAGGGAGGATGATGCGGTCGATCGGATTGCCGTCGCCATTGTCAATCTGGACATAAGCATCCAAAACCATGACGGTGTTTTGATCAACCGTATAAACCGATTGTCCCTCGACCAATGGCTCCGTGATAAGATCAACGCACCAAAGGTTTACGCCACGGTTCGACCAATTGCTCAGAACCATGTTGGAGGCCATACGGGCCGATTCCATATGCTCTTGAGCAATCGCTGTGTTTCGCACCTCGCAGAGGTTGAACGCATAAAGCGTCAACTCACCGAGCGACGGATTGAATGCGTATGTGCCGCTCGTTGCCATGACATTTTACCTTAGATTAGAAGGAAACCATGCCAGATTGATTGAAGTTAACATGGACAGATGCAGATGTATTCGAACCAGCATTACTGATGTAAGCACGAATCATTGATGGGACACCTGCTTGGTTGGCGTTTTGTGCACTTGTTGCGGCGACCAAAGCCGCTGTCCCTGAATTAACCCACCGCGCATTTACATATGTGTCTGTTCCAATACCAATTTGGGCATTGTTTGGATTATCGCCCGAAAGCTGAATGGTGTAAGTGATTGCGGAAGATCCACCAGTATCAGTCTGAATATATGTGCTACTGTCAGCATAAAGATCCAAAAACACCGGACGGCTTGAGGCAATGGCGTTTGTGCCAATGCTGACGTTTCCCGCAGATGCGCCAGAGGCCACGACTGAAGTAACCGTTTTGAAATCATAAACCGTGTACGTCGTTGTTGCATTTGCCCCAGTTACGACTTCACTCACTGGCATATTGTTCCAGTCCGTTCCGGTGACGGTGAACGTAATCCCGCTATCGTTCCCAGCAGACGTGAACAATACACGCCGAGGCTGATCCAACGTAGCCGTTCCGCTACTGACCAAAGAACCATTCAGAGTGACTGTCCCAGCCGCTGCGACGGAAGAGGCTGTGCGAATATTTGTTGCGCTTGGGGCGGTATATGGCCCACAATTAATGATTACTGAACGCATTTTAGCAACCCCATTTCCTGAGAGATTTATTGATCCTACTATCAGGATCGGCGGCGGCGGCAGCACCTGTCATCTTACGCTTCATGCCAGTCATTCTAGCACAAAAATTGTCATGACGCGGGTTATCCGCATCTTTGGTCGGAGCTTTTAGGTTATGACCTTCGGCTCGGGCAGAGGCTCGACCTTTTTCATTTAGCCCACCAGATGGAGATTTGCCTTCAGATCGTGTCCATGCCGCGGTCATGCAAACCTCCTAATGGAAGAAAGGGGAGCCGAAGCTCCCCCGACTTTTTAGCATTCAAGACCAGAGCGGCCCTTTGGAGCCGTTCCACTAGCGGCAGACGAGAGTGGGTTCATGTTCGAACCTGTGCGCCCACCTGCCTTGCGTGGCATACGATCAGCGCGGTGCATCGCCTTCATGCCCATTGCCTTACCGCCATGCTTCTTGGCTTTGGCTTCCTTCACGACGTTGCTGGATCCGCCAGCATAGGCGTCGGATGGAGCCATATCCATTGCAAAATTCCCTTTCTTAGGGGAATTCATCTTACCCTTATGACCCTTCATGGCCCTAATCCTTATGCTTGGGTTACACCGAACAGGCCCGTAGTGGAACCCATATTGGCTGGAAGAACAAACTGACGAATGGCAAGCCGCTTTGCTGCGTCTGTCGCTGATTGCACGGCGTAGGTTCCACGAACATCACCTGTGGTTGTTGTTGCAGGACTTGTGGTCACCGCCGCAACATATCCCGTGCTCGCTGTGATCCCAGTAGCGTTGTAGTTTATGGCTACATCGCTGAAGAAATCAGAGCGGATTGGGAAACCAAAGATGTCAGTTGTACCAACGCTATAAGTAATTGCATTTGTAACATCAGGCGTTACAGAAGCAATATACTTAAATGCTTTTTTGCCTTTGGTCGTAGTAGCTGTCGTCGTGCTTGTCGGGACAGTAATTGCTTCACTCATTGGTACGCCATAAATGTCGTAACCAGAAACAGTAAAGATAACTGCTGCCGTTGATGTGCCAGAAACTGGAACAATACTGACCGCCCGAGCAACAAGAGCCTGTGGGTTCCAGAGATAAACGGAATTAGTATCGCCGAAGGGCTGACCAAAAGCGTTTGGTCCCAAGGCGGCTTGTCCCGTTATTGTTGTGGAACCAACAGTATCGTCCCCAGCAACAGTATAAGTTCCGGCTCCACCAGGAGGACCAGTAAGTTGGTTCACCACGGTAGTACCAGAATTTACGCCAGTTCCAGTCAGTGTCATCCCGATCGTAATCGCCCCAGTCACGGACGATGCTGTCAGGATGCTACTTGCCACCACACCCGTGAAGGATGTGAAACCATCAAGCAACAAAAGGCCAGTCACCGTTACACCAGTATTGTAGTTGATGCACGATGCGTTGACCGAAACACCTGTTGTCGTCGAGTTTGTCGAAACAAGTGTCATCGCTGTGTTGGCCGTAGTTGCTGCGGCTGCTGCAATTGCAGCAGCACCAAGAGCGTAAGGAGCGGCACTGATGGTCTGTGTATCCGAGGTTGCAAAACCAGCGGTAAACGCACCGAAGTTTTGGCCTGGGACGTAGTTGAAGTTAGGACGAGGGTCGATCCGGCCTACCCCACCCCAAAAGAGGGATGGGCCAAGCTGTGGGTTGTAATCCGTCACGTTTCCAATGGTGTTCTGACCAAAGGAGATTACGGGACCAGAGAATGCTGAAATAGCCATGTTGCAGTCTCCTTTTGATTACGAGGTTGGGAATGAGCCGAAGATCGAACGCCAGTTGTAGTAACCGAAAGAATAACGCTCGTAACCCTTAACCAACAGGTTGTCAGTGACAAAGTCTACCTGAAGATCAGTTTCGAACTTTACACGTTCCATGTACGACAGACCATCGATGTTGGTCAGCAAGAACCATGCGTAAGCCGAGGTCAAGAAGTCGTTGACCATGTAGCCTTCGCTGAGTCCACCAGCCGTTGAAAGCA